CCAAACGTCGTCGTGGCCGTCCACCTGTAGAGGCTGCGGCACCAGAATAAGGAGCAGACATGGCCACTACTGCTGGCGATCAAATTAACAGAGCCTTGCGGTTGTTGGGCGTGTTGGCTGAAGGCGAGACGTCTTCGGCTTCGGTAATGCAAGACGGCCTAACCGCCTTGAATCAGATGATTGATTCGTGGAACACCGAGCGTTTGGCTGTGTTCTGTACGGAAGATCGAGTATTTAACTGGCCTCCTGACGAAATTACCCGCACGTTGGGGCCAACCGGCGACTTTGTGGGCAATCGTCCTATTCTGATTGATGACGCGACGTACTTCCGCGATCCGCAGACCAACGTGTCCTACGGTATCAAGCTGATCAATCAGCAGCAGTACAACGGCATTGCGGTTAAGACCGTGACTAGCACGTACCCGCAGGTGATGTTTGTAAACAACACCTTCCCTGACATTACCATGACCATTTACCCAAAGCCCACGCGGGTTTTGGAGTGGCATTTTGTGTCGGTGCAACAGCTGACTACCCCTGCAAACTTGGCAACCAATTTGACTTTTCCGCCAGGCTATCTGCGGGCGTTTGTGTACAACTTGGCGATGGAGTTTGCGCCGGAGTTTGGCGTTGAGCCGTCACCGCAAGTGCAACGGATTGCCATGACGTCCAAGCGTAATCTGAAGCGCATCAACAACCCAGATGACGTGATGTCTATGCCTTATTCGTTGGTGGCAACTCGTCAGCGGTTTAACATCTACGCAGGGAATTACTAATATGACTACCATTGCAATTTCAGCGCTTCCTGTAGCCGCTAGCGCCGCTACGACTGATGTTTTACCTATTGTTCAGTCAGGCACAACAAAACAGCTTACTAACGCGCTATTGTTTACTAGCCCAACCCTGATAACTCCGGCACTTGGTGTAGCTACCGGCACAAGCGTAACTTTAAGCGGCCTTAACGCAACTAACGCCGCCGCACCTACAATTGCAAGCGGCGTTACAATTGCGCCAACAAAGCAAATTACGCTTATATCGGGAACCGCCGAAATAGAAACTATTACTGCGCCGACTCCAATTTCTGCTGGCGGCGGAACTATAACGCTAATCCCGACCGGCCTGTTTACTTGGACAACCGCCGGAAATATTGCTTTAGCGGGTGCAGCGGTGGTTAGCAGGGCATTAACAATGACCTACGACGTTACAACAAACAAATGGTATCCGAGTTACGTTTAAAATGAAAACGCCCATTCTTGGCTCAACCTATGTTGCTCGCAGCACTAACGCTGCGGACGCGCGTATGGTTAATTTGTTTCCTGAAATTATTCCGGAAGCAGGAAAAGAGCCTGCGTTCTTGCAACGCGCGCCGGGGTTGCGTTTATTGGCAACCGTTGGGTTTGGCCCAATTCGGGGAATGTGGACGTTTAATAATTCTGGCTATGTTGTGTCTGGCAATCGGCTGTACAAGATTAACAGCAGCTACGCCAGCACGTTGTTAGGCACTATTGCTGGCACTGGCCCGGTGTCCATGTCGGACAACGGCACGCAGCTCTTTGTGGCGGCTAACGGCCCCAGTTACATCTATAACGCTACCACTAACGTATTTGCACAAATTACTGACCCTGACTTCCCTGGTGCGGTGACCGTAGGGTTTTTGGATGGCTATTTTGTTTTTAACGAGCCTAACAGCCAAAAAGTCTGGGTGACCAGCCTGCTTGACGGTTTGTCCGTTGACCCGCTTGATTTTGCTAGCGCAGAAGGCTCGCCCGACGGCTTAATATCGCTGATTGTTGACCACCGCGAAGCCTGGCTGTTTGGTACCAGTTCTGTAGAGGTATGGTACGACGCAGGGACGGCAGATTTTCCGTTGCAACGCATTCAGGGCGCGTTTAACGAGATCGGGTGCATTGCGCCGTATTCAGTCGCCAAGCTAGACAACAGCCTATTTTGGCTTGGTGCCGACGCCCGTGGGCGCGGGATTGTCTATCGTGCCAACGGTTACACCGGCCAACGTATTTCAACCCATGCGGTTGAATGGCACATCCAACAGTACGGCAACCTGTCGGACGCGCTGGCGTACACGTACCAGCAAGACGGCCACAGCTTTTACGTGCTGATCTTCCCTGCCGCCAACACGACTTGGGTCTACGACGCCGCTACGCAGGCTTGGCACGAACGTGCTGGATGGGTTAACGGCGAATTTACCCGGCACCGCAGCAACTGCCAGATGGCGTTTAATAGCGAAGTTATTGTCGGCGACTTTGAAAACGGCAACATCTACGCGTTTGATCTAGACGTGTACGCCGATAACGGTCAAATTCAAAAGTGGCTGCGGTCATGGCGGGCGCTGCCAACTGGCCAAAACAACCTAAAACGTACCGCCCACCACACTTTGCAGTTAGATTGTGAATCCGGCGTTGGCTTAAATTTATACCCCGCCTACGAAAGTCAAGATATTGTTACAGAATCAGCAGAATATTTAATAGCTGAATTTTTTCAAGTTATATTAGCCACCGAAGCTAACGTTGAGCTAACAACTGAAGAAGACGATAATTTTAAGACGTTAGGGCAGTTTGATGGCGTAGACATTAATGGCTACCAACTTACGACTAACGCGTATCTTGCTGCGCCTGGATACGATCCGCAGGTAATGTTGCGTTGGTCAGATGACGGCGGGCACACATGGTCTAACTATCATACGGCCAGCATCGGCAAGATCGGCGAGTATTACCGCCGGGTGTTCTGGCGCCGACTAGGCATGACCTTGAAGCTGCGCGACCGGGTGTACGAGTTGTCAATGACCGACCCGGTCAAGATCGCCATTATGGGCGCTGAGCTACAACTTAGCGGCACCAATGCCTAGCCCACCTAACATAACCAATATTACGCCCCCACGGGTGCCGTTAATTGACGAGCGCACGGGTTTAATCTCGCGTGAGTGGTATCGGTTTCTTCTTAGTCTGTTTAACCTGACGGGAGGCGGCACTAACACCACGTCCTTAACCGATTTGCAGTTAGGGCCACCTGCGCTGGATCAGATTGCTGAACTTGCCAAGCAAGTTGAGGGGCTGGAAGCTACGCCAATCCCGGCGTTGGGCACGTTTGCTGCGCTTCAACAAGCCAACTTGCCGTGGACAACCTTTGACACTACGCCAGAAGCGGTGCCTTCAGTAACTACCGGCACGCTATATTGGGATAATGAAGAGCGCGCTAAAACATTAGCGCTTGTCATGGAAGGCACGGGCGATATTATCCAAGATATTGGCGAAGACACGTTTTACCGGGTCAAAGCCACCGCCACAATTACCAAAGGCCAAGTGCTTATGTTTACCGGCACCGTGGGGGCTTCTGGCGGCTTATTGGCCGCGCCCGCTACCGGTTTAAATGCATTTCAAGGCGAATATATTTTAGGCATCGCCACGCAGAACATTGCGCTTAATGGCTGGGGATACGCTACATGGTTTGGTGAGGTTAGTAAAGTCAACACTACAGGCGGCGCGGAAGCATGGGTAGACGGTCAAATTTTGTACTACAACCCCGCTGTAGCTGGAGGGTTGACAAAAAACGTACCTACCGCGCCAAACCCTAAAGTTATTGTTGCTTCCGTTGTCCATGCGGCAACCAACGGCATTTTGTTTGTGCGGCCTACGTTTGGTTCAGCTCTAGGCGCTACGGACTCTAACGTAGAAATTACCAGTTTAACTAACGGCGATATTCTTCAGTACGACGGCACGCAGTTACGTTGGGAAAATGTGCCTGCATCGACGTTACCTGTCGGTACGGCTACCAACTTAGCAGGCGGCGCAACAGGATCAGTGCCGTATCAATCTGCGGCAAGCACTACTGCAATGCTGCCTATCGGCACCGCATTGCAGGTGCTCAAGGTCAACGCAGGCGCCACAGCCCCTCAGTGGGTTAGCGGCGCAGCCTTGACTAAAGTTGACGATACGAACGTCACGTTGACTCTGGGCGGAACGCCAGCCACGTCGTTGTTAGCCGCTACTAGCTTGACGTTGGGTTGGACAGGTCAGCTTGCGGCTACGCGTGGCGGCACAGGGTTTGGCTCCTATGCAGTAGGCGATATTTTGTACGCCGACACAACTACTACGTTGGCAAAATTACCCGATGTAGCAACGGGTAATGCGTTAATTTCTGGTGGCGTAGGTGTGGCCCCTGCATGGGGCAAAATTGGGTTAACGACTCATGTCAGCGGAACTTTACCTGTTGGTAATGGCGGCACTGGCACAGCCACGGCATTTACCGCTGGTTCAGTTGTGTTTGCTGGCGCGTCGGGGGTTTACAGCCAGGATAACGCCAACTTTTTTTGGGATGCCGCAAACATTCGTTTGGGTATAGATACCGCCACACCCGCTTGTGCTTTAGACGTTGTGGGCGGTATTCAAACAAGCCGCACTGGAGTTACAGCGCCAGCCGCTACTGACGGCAACGTGTTTAGTGGGACTTATACCCCTTTGCAAGTAAGCACAAACACTAACGTTGATGCCGTTACTTATCAATCTGCTCAGTATATGAGGGTTGGTAATACGGTCACGGTTAGTGGGCGCGTGGATATTGACGCAGCCGCAACAGGCAATACTGTAGTTCAATTTAGTTTACCTATTGCCTCTAATTTTTCTAGCACCGCCCAAGGTGCGGGGACAGCGGCATTTACAAGCGCCACGGTTGCCAATAATTCATTTGCAAGATTGTCGGCACAAACTACCGATGACTGTATATTTTTACAATGCAATTCAACTAATACGTCGTCTGTGTCATGGTTTTATACTTTTACTTACAGGATTATTTAAATGATTGATTCGGTAAAATTAGACTGGGTAAATCAAAATATTACCGTTACGCTCAATAACGGCGCAACAAAGGAATACGCGCAAGCCGATAAGGACGCGTACCTTAGCGACTATCCTGACCGGGGTTCAGATATTGTTGCGATGGGTTGGAATAATTAAAGGACACAAAAATGACTGTTAATCTTTCAATGTTTGCCGGTGTCGGCGCGCAAATTTTTAGCAACAATGGTGTGCCTTTGGCTGGGGGTAAGATTTTTAGCTACCAGGCAGGGACTACCACGCCACAAACAACATATACAACTTCAGCAGGAAACGTTGCGCACCCTAACCCGATAATCTTAGACGCAGCAGGGCGAATTCCGTCTGGCGGTGAGATTTGGCTAACAGATAGCCAACCGTATAAGTTTGTACTTCAAACAAGCGACGATGTTTTAATTGCTACATACGACAACGTCGACGGTAATGGGTCGGGCATTTTGGCATCATTGGCAGCACCGAATGGCGCAACATTAGTAGGTTTTACGGGCTTCAAATCACAAGTTGGTACGGTTGATGACCTAGCTGATGATGACGGTTCAGATTGGATTGGTTTTAAGCAAAGCGGCGCTAATGCAGTTGCTCGATCCGCGCAAGACAAAATGCGCGACATTTTTAGCGTTAAAGATTTTGGCGCTGTTGGCGACGGTGTAGTGGATGACACCACCGCCGTTATTGCTGCGATAACTGCTGCGGTTGCCTCAACACCCGCAACGTTAGTTTTTCCCGCGGGAGTGTATAAATGCACCAGCGTACTTGGTGATTTTACGGCGTCTAATTTAAGTTTGATTGGTGAAGACGCAACGCTTGATTTTGGGAGTATTGCAACAAGCCCTGCGGTAACCATGCTTAGTTTTAGCGGGTCTATTGCTGCGGGTATTTCTTTGACTAGCAATGCGGCAAACGCACAAAAAACTATTTCGGTGGTGTCATCTACTTTTGCGGCTGGCGATTTTGTAAAAATAAAATCAACTTCAATTTGGGATTCAAGCCGTACTAACACTACTTACGGCGAGTTAAACTTTATCCAGTCCGTGCCTGGATATAGTTCGGTCGTTGTAGCTAATGATTTGATGAGTACGTATACAACAGCGGCAAGTGCTACCATTGCAAAGATTACGCCGGTTCGCAACATCAACATTCAAGGTTTAAAGTTGCAAGGCCCGACGGGTAACGATAATCATAAAGGTATTGTTATCACTTACGGCATCAACTGCACAATTGACGGCATTCAGAGTTATGACATGGATGCAATTCATGTGCAATTTTTTGATTCTACATTCTGCCGTGTTCTGAACTCGTATTTCCAAGAGTCCAACGCTGCAACCACAGGTTATGGCACTAGTTTTGCGGATGCAACGCAAGATTGCTCCGCTGAGAACAATGTCTACACCGATGTGCGCCACTCGTTGAGTACCAACAACTCTGCGGCTGGCGGCGTTACTCGGCGCATTTTATTTGCTAACAACATTGTGACCGATTCGGCGTTGGCAACAAGCGGAAGTGGTGGGGATGCAATTGACGCCCACGCAGGTTCAGAAGACATATCAATTATTGGAAATATCTGTAACGCCTCATCTGGATCGGGAATTAACGTAGAAGGCCGATCCACTACTATTTCTGGCAACGTAATTTCGTTTACGCAAGGCAACGGGATTACCCACCAAAATTACACCGACCTTACTGGTTGGACAAACATTTCAAACAACACGCTTAGAAATGTTTTGGGTAGCTATTGCATTGCAGCTGTCCCAAATACTGCATCATTCGGAACTTGCACAATTAACGGCAATAACATTGATGTTTCAGAAAAAACAGGGGTACGCGCTCGTCCAACGGGAGCGTTTCAATTTGTCAATATTAATATTTCCGGGAATTCAATCCGAATGACTGGAGCATCAACAGGTGCAGGAATTGACGTTGAGTCAGCGTTGGCGGGCTCCATTTCGGCCAACTCGGTGCAAGCGCCTGCTGTCGGAATTCAAGTGGAAAATGGCCAAAACGTTGCGATTACAGGTAACTCAGTTCGCTTAACCACAGACAGTGGGGCAGTAATTGGTTACGGTGTGCGATTGTCCGGCACGTCTTACGGCTGCGTAATTAGCGGAAATGCCTTGTATGATGACAGCACGCTCACCGGATCAAACGCAACTTCGTTTGAAAATACTGTTACGTATTCTGGTGTCTTTGGTAACGTGGGGTCAAAATTTACCGCCGCTACCAAGTTTAACATTGGCACTGGTACTGGTACTGGCAACGCGGCGGCTAATAACATTGAAGGTGTTTAATTATGAACCAACCAATGCGTTGGCCTGCCGATTTTCCCAATAAGCATGACCACCAAGAAGGATGGGGTAAACCAAAATGACCGTTACCGTTAAAGTCCTCATTCCCGCCAAGACAGCGGAGGACACCCAAAAAGAGCAATACACTGCGGTGGGTGTAACGACCATCATCGACAAGTTTACGGCTACTAACTACAGCGCGTCTGCTGCTACCATTAGTGTCAACTTGGTAACGGGTGCAGATACGGCGGGTAACCAGAACTTGATTACCAAAACGAAAACATTGCAGCCGTCCGAAGTCTACACGTTCCCAGAGATTGTAGGCCAGGTCTTGGCACCGAGCGGTTTTATCTCTACTATCGCGGGAACTGCTGGTGTTATTAATATTCGGGCATCTGGCCGCGAGGTAACGTAAACTATGAACGCAGTAGAGCTTTTTGACGCAGATAGCACGGCGGTAATTACGCCAGAGCTAATGCGGCAAAAGGTTGTTGCACTGCAAGATGAACTGTTGCAGATGCCGCAGGCCGATATTGTAACCACGCACACGTTTTTGCCGGGCGTGTACGAGCGAAAGATTACGGTGCCACCGTGGACAGTATTGACGGGCGCTGCGCACAAGACGGGCTACCGCGTGCGGCTGGAAAAAGGCAAGATTGCGGTCAATGTAGACACTGACGTGGTTGTGCTAACAGCACCATGCGAGTTTGACGCCAAGGCAGGTGAGCAGCGCGCCGGGCGGGTGTTTGAAGATGAAGTGGTGTGGGTGGACGTGTACGACAACCCAGACGATTGCCAAGATATAGAAACACTAGAAGACCGGCTGTACGTGGTGCCGGAGTGCGGACTAGGTGACACACGCAGACGGTTGGCCATTGAATCAGCGCAAGCGGACTACCAGCTATTTTTAGAGCAGTTGGGGGTAGATCAGCCCACAATGGACGCCATAGTGACCATTGAAAGCGATTTGATTAATATGCCAGAAGGGCACAACGTAGAGCTGAAGGCGTCGCCGGTGCATGGTATTGGGATGTTTGCAACGCGGCACTTTTTTGCGGGTGAAGTTATTTGCCCAGGCCGGTTGGGTGGTAAGCGTACTCCAGCAGGACGGTACATTAACCACTCTTGCGACCCGAACGTAATACCGTACAAGTTTGGCGACGATTTATATGTGATTGCCTTAAAAGATGTGGGCATCGGTAATGAGCTTCTTATCAACTACCGAGATGCCGTGGGCACAAATTTTGGCTTTTACTTATCAGGGGAAACATTATGTCAGGATTTATAGCAGGCAGCGTAATTAGCGGCGGCGCGTCGTATTTAGGCTCAAAAGAACAATCAAAGGCTACAGACCGCGCAACTAAGTTGCAGGAAAAAATGTTCAATAAGCAAATTGAACTGCAAGAACCGTTTCGCGAAGTGGGGGTTAATGCGCTGCCTGAGTTGGTACAAGCATCCAAATACACGCCCTTTACGATGGAGCAGTTTCAAGCGGATCCTGGCTATGCATTCCGACTGCAAGAAGGCATGAAAGCACTTGACCGAACAGCGGCGGCCCGAGGCGGCTTGCTGTCTGGCGCCACCCTGCGTGGCGCGCAACGTTACGGTCAAGATTTAGGATCGCAAGAATATACTAATGCCTTTAATCGCTATCAGCTAGAACGTCAAGCACGCCTAAACCCGTTGCAAAGTCTTGCCGGCATGAGCCAGACCGCTGCCAACACGATGTCTACTCAAGCGGGTCAGTTTGGTGAAAACATGGCGCAGAACGCCATGACGCAAGGCAACATCCGCGCGT